CCATCAACGACAACGCCCGCAAGTTCCTCGCCGACCTCGAATCCGCCTACGAAGCCCAGCGCACCCAGACCCCCACCGCCATCCGCATCGAGGACCCTTCCATCCCCACCTGGCAGGAAGGCCCCCGTATCGGCACCACCCCGCCTGCCACCGACCAGCCCGGCGCACGCCGGCCCCCCATGAGCCAGCGCGCCGTCGACCTCAACACCACCATCCTCTCCAGCAGCGTCCTCACCGCCATGCTCGGCGCAGCCGCCACCGGCGTCCTCTGGGCCTCCGGCCAGGCCAACGCCACCGTCATCAGATGGGTCTGCGCCTGCGCCGTTGCCGTACCCGCCGCCCTCGCCATCCCCGTCATCGCCCTCAAATCCCTCATGAAGGGCGCCAAGGAGGTAGCAGCAGCCACGCCGCCGGAAATCCACCAGCACTACAACGGCTACGTCGACCAGCGCTCCACCCACCAGCACAGCCAAACCCGCGGCGTCATCGCGGTCACCAGGAACACCCCCGAACTTCCCCGCTGACCCAAGGAGCCCGCCATGACCGCCACTCACCCGACACCCCGCCGCACCCGCAAAACCTCCACGCGACGCCCGCGCACCCGCCGACGGCGCTTACCCCGCCTCGGCTGGTGGTGGGCCGCCATCGCCCTCACCACCATCGCCATCGCCCGCACCTGGCCCTGGTGGACCGCCGCCGCCACCGTCCTACTCGCCGTCGTCCTCGTCGTTCGCGCCATACGGCCCCGACGTCTTGGCCGCCTCTGGCACAACCTCGACCGCCTCCATGCACGCCGCCGCATCCTCCCGGCCCGCACCCGCACCCTCAACGACTTCCTCAACCTCACCCCCTACGGCTTCGAACAAGCCATCACCCACCTCGCCCACACCACCCCCGGCGTCACCCACGCCCAACACGCCGGACAAGCCAACGACCGCGGCGCCGACGTCCTCATCCACCTCCACGACGGCCGCCGCATCCTCATCCAGTGCAAGCAGCACCAGCCTGGCAACAACGTCGGCTCGGCGGTCATCCAGACCATCAACGGCGTCTACCGCGACCTCCACCACTGCCACCAAGCCGTCATCGTCACCACCGCAGGCTTCACCCGCGACGCACTCACCACCAACGGCATGCTGCCCCACCCCATCCGCCTCATCGACGGCGCAGCGCTCACCGCCTGGGCCAACGGCGGCCCCCCACCCTGGACCTGACCACCCAGCACCCCCGCCGGGGGAGGGGGGAAGGCGTCTCAGACAAACCGCTCGTCATACGGCACGATCAGAAAGTGCACGGACCGGAACTCCTTTCAATTGCCTAGTGTCCCCGCGCCGGGTAGGACGATCGGGCCCGGTCCGTGCCACCCCCAAACCGCTCAGGGACCACCCCCCGGCCCCGAGCACACCGGCCCCGCCACGACCAAACCCCCAGGGACGTGGCGGGGCCGGCCCATACCCGGGGGAACACCCGCACGGAAATCAGCGATCATCCAGAACAAGGCGCGGGGCCGACAACCACACACGCACGCGGGAGCCCCACCGCCATGCCATGGTCGAAACTCAAGCAAGACGAAGTCGCCGTACGCCGAGCCGGACTCCTCAAGCTCCGCCGCCAGGGCGTCCGTTACGACGACGAACGCGTCGAAGCCCTCGGCTACAGCAGCCCCGACGCCGCCCGCAAAGATCTCCACCGCGCCATCAAAGCCCACCTCGAGCAGGAGAGGGCAGAAGTCGGCATCTACCGGCAGCAGGAGAACGAGCGCCTCGACGAGCTCCTCGAAGCCGTCTGGGACCGCGCCACCACCCCCTCACCCGTCTTCAACAAAGAAGGCGAAGTCATCTCCCACGAGATCGACATGCGGGCCGTCGACACCGTGCTGCGCCTCATGGACCGCCGCGCCAAACTCAACGGCCTCGACATGCCCATCAAGGCCGAAGTCACCGGAGCCGAAGGCGGACCGCTCGCCATCTCCAGCGCCGACCCGGACAAGCTGGCCTCGCTCATCGCAGCCACCAGCCGCCTGGACACCGACCAGCCCGCCAACAGCGCCACGTCCACCCCCGACGAGCCCGACGACGAGGACGACGAAGGGTGACCAGCCGGCTCGAGGAGCAGGTAGCCGTCTACCGCACACTCCCCGCCGAACAACGCCAGCAGATCATCCGCATGGCCGACGGAGAAGAGCGGGCGGCACTCGCCTGGGCCGAAGAGCAGATGGCCATCGCCCGCTCCCCGGGATCCATGGCGGCCGCGCTGACCGGCGGCAGGGAGTGGCAGGCCCGCCACCTCGACCTCATCGACAAGGCCTTTGTCCGCATCGCCAACGGGGAACGCATGCGGGTCCTGCTCAACATGCCTCCTCGCCACGGCAAGCAGGTCGCCGACTCAGAGCCCGTACTGACCACCGAAGGGTGGAAACGGCATGGCGATCTCCGAGTGGGCGACTACGTCTACGCACCCACCGGCGAGCCCGTCATGGTCGAGTGGGTCTCAGATCCCTCGGACGAGAAGATGCGCGTCACGTTCAACGACGGGGAGTCGGTACTGGTTCATCCGAACCATGAGTGGTCGGTGTACGACCGCAGCCGGGGCGCCTGGAGGATCGTCGAGACGCGATACATGGCGACGCAGAAACTGCATTCCGGACCACAGGGGCGCCGCGGCGGACGCTACCGCTTCCAGCTTCCGCCAGTCGCGCCGTTGCAGAACCCCGACGCCGACCTCCCGGTAGACCCCTACACCCTCGGGGTGTGGCTTGGTGACGGCACGACAGGTAAAGCCTCGTTCTGCGGCACGGAAGAGGACGTCAACCACATAGCGGCCCGCATCCCATATGAACTGGGAGCACGCTGGATCCACCCCAACACCGGCGTCCACTACCAGTACATCAAGGGCCTGATGGCCTCCCTCAGGGCATCCGGTGCACTGAATCGCAAGCACATCCCGCAGGGCTACCTTGTTGCGTCCGAGCGCCAGCGCCGCGACCTTCTGGCCGGTCTCGTAGACACGGACGGATCACTCGGACGGGACGGTCGCGTCCGGTTCGTGTCGGCATCCGAGGAACTCGCACGCGACGTCCGCGACCTTGCACGGACCCTCGGATATCGAGCGAACCTCGCCTGGCGTGCCCCTGACGTACGGGAGAGGTCTATCTGGGGCGGTCACCCGCTGAAGGGCGGAAGCTGCTGGATCACGGACTGGACTCCGCACGACGGGCTTCCGCAGGGCACGCTGCCCCGCAAAGCGGTCAAGCACCCGACGAAGACGAAGCGGCGCATCGGAGTTGCGGCGGTCGAACCTGCCGCCCCGGAACCAGGGCGCTGTATCCAGGTCGAGGGCGGCCTGTACCTCGTCGGCCGGGCAATGATCCCCACCCACAACAGCGCCCGGGCGGCCCGCTGGGCGCCCTTGTGGTACCTGGCCCGCCACCCCGACCACCGCATCATGATCGCCTCCTACGCGGCCAAGCTCGCCGAAGGCCACGGACGATGGATCCGGGACAGCATCCGGGAGCACGGGGACCGGATCGGAATCCAACTCCGGTACGGGTCGCAGGCGGCCAACCGCTTCGACCTGGTGGGCACCGAGGGAGGACTGGTCACGGCAGGCGTCGGAGGCTCCCTTACCGGCATGGGTGCGAATGTCGCAATTGTCGATGACCCCCTGAAGGACGCCAAAGAGGCCGACAGCCCGGTCAAGCTCGCCAACCTGTGGGACTGGTGGCAGCAAGTCATCAACACCCGCATGGAACCCAACGGCTCCATCATCGTGATCCAAACTCGCTGGGCCCAGAACGACCTCGCCGGACGCATCCTGCAAGACGGCGCCGACGGCTGGACCGTCCTCAACCTCCCCGCCATCGCCCTCACCGAAGGCGACCCCCTCGGCCGAAAGATCGGCGAACCCCTGTGGCCCGAACGCTTCGGCCGTAAGCACCTCAACCGCTTCAAGAAAGACGTCGGCGAACGCGGCTGGTGGGCCCTCTATCAGCAAGAACCACGCCCCCTCGAAGGCGGCGTGTGGAAGTGGCCGTGGATCACCGACAACCGCATCACACCTCAGGCCTTCCGCGGAGTCGACCTCACCCGGACCATCGTCGCCATTGACACCGCCGGCGGCCGCGAAGACAGCGACGAAGTCGGCCTCATCGGTGGCGGCCGCGACGCAGAAGGCGAGATGTACCTGCTCGCTGACCGGTCCAGGAAGATGGGTGCTGCCGAGTGGGGGCGCGAGGCGTGCCTCCTTGCCATCGAACTCCAAGCCGATGCCTGGGTGGTAGAAGCGAACTTCGGCGGCGACATGGCCGCCCAAATCCTCCGCCAGGCGTGGGTGGAGCTACAGCGCGAAGGCGCCACCGGCGGCATGCTGATGCCCCGGATCATCGAGGTCACCGCCAAGGTCGGCAAACGCCTCCGCGCCGAACCCGTCGCCCAGCTCTACGAGAACGGCCACGTTCACCACGTCGGAGAGCTTCCCGGTCTGGAGGTCCAGTACGTGTCGTGGATCCCCGGCATGGACTCCCCAGACCGGCTCGACGCTGCCGTGCACCTCATCACGGAGCTCGCCGATCCCGCCCAGGAAGGCCTCGGCACCCATCACTACCAAGACCAGCGCCTGCGCGGACGCCGATAGCCAGGGGGAACCCCACGCCCGCACGCCCGTACCCTGATCGTTAGGCGCGGGGCCTGGATCAGCGGAAAGGGACATGCGCTGTGGGCCTCTTCTCCGGCCTGAAGACGGTCATCATCGACCGCTGGTCGCCGTTCAACTACAAGCCCCTCTACAGCGACACCCTGGGAATGCCCAACCGGCGGGCGTTCCCCGAAGCCCACGCCACCTGGGTCCCCGCCTACGACGAACGCCGCCTCGCCGCCTACAAGCTGCTCACCGCGTACGACAAGAACCAAGTCGCTGAGCTGTCCGCGTTCATCGACGGCGACGAGGCCCGCGAACGCCGCGAGTTCGGCGACCCCAGCATGTTCGTCGACACCATCACCTCCCACGTCCTCGGTGAGGAGCAGACCCTCACCGTGCCCGGCGCCGAACAGGCCGGAGGAGACCAGACCACCCCCGAAGCCGAGACCGCCGAACGTGTGCAGACGCTCCTGCGGGAGTGGGCCGACGAAGAACTCCTGCCCATGCGGCTCCTCCAGACGGAACGCAAGACCGTCGTCCTCGGCGACGGCGTCTACCTGCTGCACTGGGATGCCGACAAGCAGCGCGTCCGCATCAAGACCTTCGACCCGGGCTTCTACTTCCCGATCGTCGGCGAAGACGATGACGGCTCCGACTTCCCCGACCGCATCCACTTCGCGTGGGAACTCCCCGAGGACAAGGCCCGCCGTCTGCCGGCCCGGCTGCGCCGCATCACCTACCACCTCGACTGGATCCGCCCCCAGACCGCCAACGGCGTCGACCGCACCGGCCGCCCGGTGCGCGCCGCCGTCCTGTCCGAGCCCACCGACGAACAGGCCGCCCAACCTGTTTTGGGCCGCGGCGACACCCTCGACCCGCAGGGATCCATCACCCGCCTGTATGCGTGGTCCGAGCAGCCGTCCTACAAGACGGTCTACCTGACCGACGCCACCTGGGAACTCGGCGACCTCAAGGCCCCTGTCGACGTCGACACGCTGCCCATGGACAAGGCGCACTTCGCGACCAACGCCCAGGGCGAGGTCCTGGATGAGCTGGACCTGTACCAGGACTTCATCCCGGTCATCCACGTCCCCAACACCGTCCCCGAACCCGGCGAGCACTGGGGGGAATCGTCCCTGGCAAAGGTCTTGCAGGTCTTCGACGAGCTGTCCGGCTCCGACACCGACTCTTCCCGCGCCTCCGCCACCACCGGATCACCAATGATCGGGATCTCCGGGAAGGCCATCACCGCCCAGCAGCACTACAGCGCGGGCCCCGGCCTGGTCTTCACCCTCGGCGAAGGCGGGGCGATCGGCACCGTCGACACCAGCGGCAACCTCGCCGAACTCCGCAGCCACGTCCACGACCTCCGCGACAGGGCCGCCAGCACCGGACGCATCCCCCCGGTAGCCCTCGGCACCGCGGACCCAGCCCAGTTCACCTCCGGCTACCAGCTCGAGCTCGCCCTGGGCCCGCTCGACTCGCTGATCTCCTCCATGCGGCTGGCCCGCGACCACGCCGACCGTCTCCTGCCCAAGTTCGTACAGCGCCTCTTCCAGGCCGGCCAGCACCCCGACTGGGTGGGCCTGCCGGTTCTTCCGGCGAAGCTGATGCGCGGCGCCTACACGCCCACCGACAAGGCAGCCGTCCTCGAGGAAGTCTCCACCGCCTACAAGGCCAAGCTCATCAGCCTCGAGACGGCAATCCGCCGGTTGCAGGAGATCGGCTGGCCCATCGAGGACGCCGAGGACGAGATCAAGCGCATCGACGCCCGATCCTTCGAAGACGCCCGCAACCTCGCCGACGCCCTCGGCAACCCCGAGGAGACCGCCCGCTTCCTCGGCCGCGAAGCCCCCGACCAGCCCGAGACACCGCCCGTCATCCTGCCCGACACCGGCACCCAGACCACGGGCCAGGAGAACGCCGGGACAGCCGAGACCGCCGGGGCAGGGGAAAGCGGGGGGAACACGACGTGAGATCTGTGCTGCACTTGGATCTAGGCGCGGGGCCTGGAAGAACGAGTCTGGGAGGACTTGCACTGATGCGTCGCCCCGCGCAGCACACCCGCCGCCCTGCCGCCCCCGGCTGGGCCCACCCGTACACCGGCCTGCCCGGCATCGCCGTCTTCTACAACGACGGCGGCCAGCAGCCACCCGCGCCCGCACCGCTGGACACCTCCCAGTTCGTCCTCGACAAGGACACCGGGCAGCCCATGACCCAGGCCCAGTTCACCCGGATCATGACCCGGGAGAACAACAAGGGCCGCCTGAAGGTCCTCAAGGAGCTGTGCGAGCAGGCCGGCGTCCCCTTCAACCACGAGGACACCGACGTCTCCAAGCTCACCCAGGTCCTCAAGGACGCCGAGACCACCCGGCAGGCGCAAATGACCGAAGACCAGCGCCGCGCCGAAGACCTCGCCGCCCGCGAACAAGCCCTCGCCGACCGCGAAGCCAAGACCGCCCAGCGCGAAGCCGACGCCGCACGCCGCGACCGCGACAGCCGTGTGCGGGCCGCCCTCGTCTCCCTCGGCTCCACCGGAGACGACCTCGAGGACGCCGCCCGCCTCCTCACCATCCCCGACGACGCCGACGACGCAGCCATCACCCAGGCCGCCGAAGCCCTCAAGGCACGCCGGGCCGAACTGTTCGGCGGCACCCAGCAGCAGACCCTGCCCCCGGCCCCGTCCGGCGGACCCGCCGGCGGCAACGCACCCCGCCAGCCCGCACCCGGCAAGGACGCCGTCAAGGAAGCCGCCCGCGCCCGCGCCGTAGCCATGGGACTGCGCACCGACGACGCAGCCTGACCACAGCACCCCCAGACCAAGGGACCACGCCCTTCCCCCTCGTGGACGGCGCCAGGCAGACGCCCTCACACGAACACCCGCGCATAGCGTGAAAGGGGCACGGCGTGGACATCCAGCCGTACACCAGCACCGAGACGCTCGCTGTCGGCCGGCCGTGGCTCATGAGCATGCTCGGCATCGAAGCCAACGAGTCGATCACCCTCGACCTCAGCAAGTTCTCCGAGAACCTCCACTGGACGGCGCCCTCCGCCTACCAGATGGACCGGAAGATGAAGTCCGGCATCCCGCTCGGCAAGCTCACCGCGTCCGGCCTGTACGCGCCGTACAACGCCGTCAGCAACGAGGTCCAGACCGTCACCATCACCGGCAGCCCGACCGGCGGCACCTTCACGTTGACTTGGAGCGGTCAGACCACCGCGGCGATCGCCTACAACGCCACCGCCGCCACCGTGCAGGCCGCCCTCGAGGCCCTCTCGAACATCGCGCCCGGCGACGTGGCTGTCACCGGCAACGCCGGCGGCCCCTACACGCTCACCTGGGGCGGCACCCAGCTCGGCGAGAACGTCGCCGCACCCACCGCGACCGCCTCCCTCACCGGCGGCACCAGCCCCGGCGTCACCATCGCCACCACCACCGCAGGCGGCACCCCCGCCGCCACCGACGGTGCCGACGTCTTCGCCGGGTTCCTCTTCACCGAGGTCGCCTTCAGCCCCACCGCCACCAAGTGTGCGGCACCCCTCATGGTGCACGGGCAGATCGACCCGGCGAAGCTGCCGGTCGCCTTCGACCCCACCGACGTCCCGGCTGGGTCCAACACCCAGTTCGTCTACAAGGCCTGATCAGGAGACCCCGACATGCCGAACGACATGCTGGAGCTCCTGCTCCGCGACCTCAGCCCGACCGAGATCCAGGCCTTCGCCCGCGAAGTGCAGACACCGGCCGACTACGAACTCACCCGCACGGTCATGCCGGAGCGGACCATCAACTCCGTCAAGTGGGAAACCCGCGGCACCCGCCGCCGGGTCGCCGCCGCCTCCTACCGCGCGTGGGACGCCCAGACGAAGGTCGCCACGCGTGAGATCACGCAGTTCGCGACCTCCGGCAAGCTCCTCCCGCTCGGCCAGAAGTACATCGTCGGCGAGTTCGAGACCATCCTCGAGAGCCTCGACCGCGGCATGGACTCCCGCGACCTCGTCAACGCCGTCTACGACGACGTCGCAGCCCACGTCCTCTCCATCAAGAAGCGCCTCGAGCTGGCCGTCGGTGACCTCCTGACCGACGGAAAGTTCTCCCTGGTCGGCGAGAACGGCCTCACCCTCGAGGCCGACTACTCGGTGCCGTCGGCGAACCGTCCGACCGCGCCGACCGCGTGGACCGACCCGACCGCGGACATCCTCGGTGACGAGATGCGCTGGATCGAGGTCCTGCGCGCCTCCGGCGCCCCGGCCCCGGCCCGGGCCCTGACGTCGTACAAGACGGCCGCGCTGATGATGGGCAACGACTCCTACCGGGCGGCCTACTACGGCTCGGTGAACTCCGCGTCGACGATCCCCACCGCGGTGCTGGCCCCCAACGAGGTCAACGTCGTCCGCGCCCGCTACAACCTCCCGCCGATCACCACCTACGACGTGAAGATCGAGCTGGACACGGGTGCCGACGTCCGCGCGCTGCCGGAGAACATGTTCTTCCTGCTCCCGCCAAACCCCAAGCAGTGGGCCGAGACCCAGTACGGGCTCACCGCCGACGGCCTGCTCCTCTCCCAGGGCGGCAACCCCTCCATCATCCGCGAGGAGGCCCCCGGCATCGTCGTCACCCGCGGCGTTCAGGACGACCCGCCGCAGGTGTGGACGAAGGGCTCCGCCGCCGCGCTGCCGGTCATGTACGTGCCGGACATCCACATCGCCGCGACGGTGTGGTGACCCATGGCCGCGAAGCTCGCAGCAACGGTGTACGTACAGGACCCGGACAGCCACCAGACGGTCGAACTGGCCGAAGGGACCTGCCCGGAGGACCGGCTGGCCGCCCTGGTGACCAGCCCGAAGGCGTGGGTCGACGGGAAGCTTCCGCGCCTGAAGACGGCGCCCTCCCCGACAACCGGCGAGGGGCCTACCGAAGTCGGCCAGGACGGCGCCTCTGGCGACGACTCGGACGCTTCCGCAGGCGCTGACCCGGCAGCCGCCGGAGACGCCGACAAGGCCGCCCCCGCGGCCAAGAAGACCGCCGCGCGCAAGAGTGCGGCCAGCAGGCCGGCCCGGGGCCGGGACGCCGCTGGCGAGGGCGACAGCGGCGACTAGCAGGGTGCGGGCCCGCCCTCGTGGTGGGGGCGCCAACTGGGCGGGCCCGCACCCTCGCACCCTCCTCTTCCCTCATGCCCCCGCAGGAGGCCCCCGATGGATGCCGCCACCCAGGCCTGGCTCATCTCCCAACTCGGCACCGCCACCGACCTGACCGACCTGAACGCCCGCTATGCCCGCCTCGGCACTGCGCGCGCCGTCGCCCTCGAGGTCCTCAACCAGCGCCTGGCCGACCTGCGAGCCCAAGTCGCCACCGTCAACGTCTCCAGCGTCGTCTCCGTGTCCTTTGCGGAGAACATCAAGGCCTATGAACGGCAGATCGCTTCCCTCGTAGCGGGCGGATCACCTGCCCCTGACGAACCGGACACCGGCAACGACGACGGCACGGTCCTGCTGGGAACGTTCCAGCTCGTTGAACGGCCCCGGCGATGACCACCCCCGTCAGGCGCCGCGGCCGCACCCTGCGCCAGCGCCTCCTGGCCTACATCACCGATGCCGTCGACCGCCTCCGCCGGGCGTGGTCCATCCTCACCATCGCCCAGACCCGCCTCCTCAACGCCCTCGCCGTGATCCGGCCCGGCCGCACCTCCGGCGGCGGACGCGCCCTCCGCACCGCCATCGACGCCTTCAACACGTCTCTGGCCGCGTTCAACCGGGCTGCCATGGCCTTCGCTGAACGCTGGGCCTCCACCGACCTGCCCCTCATCTACCGCGAGGGCGCTTGGACGCTGCTGGACAACGCCGACCGCCGCACCAGCCTGTTCACGTGGACCGACCGGCACCGCGCCGCCGTCACCGCCGCGTCCGCGCAGTACTACGCCGACCTCACCGCCCGCATCAGCGAAGCCCTGCGACGCGGCCGCGCGTTCCTGCGAGCCGCCCAGGACGCCGCCCGCACCCCGGCCGCCCGCTTCGACACCACGACGCTGCGCCGCGACCACCCCCTGGACACCGTCATCTACGCCAACAACGCCCGCCACCCCGTCGACGCATGGGCCCGGTCCTCCCTGACCTGGCAGGCCGTCACTACCGCCAACACCGCCGCATGCCGGACCGCCCTTGATGAACTCGGCGTCTCCTTCGTTGAGGTCAGCGATGGCCCGACGTGCGGATGGGAATCCCACGACGACCCGGACCGCGCCAACCGGACGCTGCGCACCGTGCAGGACGCCCTCGCGCACCCCTCCAGTCACCCGCACTGCGTTCGGGAGTTCCTGCCCCGCCTGGACCTGATCGGCCGGACCAACATCCTCTCCGGAGCCGCCCTGTGACCGAAACCCCGGATGCGCCGCAGGCCCACGGCGTGCACATCGACGCCCAGCCCGGCAGCGCCACCATCACCCTGGCCGGCACCCCGATCGATCCCGGCACCGTCACCGGATACGTCCTCGAGCACGCCGTCGCCGAAGCCCTGCCCATGCTGATCCTGCACACCCGCCAGCCCGACCACGTCTCCTTCGACGGCCTGGCCCGCGTCGCCGTCGGCGTCCACAAGAGCCCCGGCGACCTGGTCGCCGCGTTCCTCGCCGAGATCGACCCCGTCCTGCTGGAGCAGACCGCGATGAACCGCGCCGACTACGGCGGCGAAGCGCCCACCGCTCGCGCCATGCTGGCCACCCTCGCCGAGTGGGCGAACGGCCGGAAGGCAGGCGACTGATGGCGGGCCTGGACCTGTCGGGCCTCGTGCCGATGATTGAGGACCTCATCCTCCTCGACACCGTGCGCTTCTCCACGCCGGCCGTCGGGAAACCGGTCTTCGACACGGCCACCGGCCGCTACACCTACCCGGAAGGTGACGTCCTGTACGAGGGGCGCGGCGCCGTGCAGTCCGGAGCCCTGTCCCAGTCGGCTGCCGCCGCCGTCGCCAACCAGCCGTGGGCAGGGGAGACGATGTCCCGCTACCGGGCGTTTACGCCTCTGGCGGCACCCATTGCGGCCCGCGACACCATCGTCACCGTCATCGCCATCCACGCGGGCGGGGACCTGACGCTGATCGGCCGTCAGTGGCGCGCCCAGGACCCCTCCCTGGGCGGAACTCTCGGCGTCGTACGGGTGACCAGCCTGGATCAGATCCAGCAGAACGGGACGGGCACCTGATGGACCTGGACGAGCTCGCCGACCGCCTGGACCGGGCCGCGGACCGGGTCGGCCCGGAGGCCAACCGGACCGTGCAGCAGCAGGCCCGTCTCGCCCGCGTCCTGATCCAGCAGAACGCGTCCGGGCGGCCCGGACCGAACGTCATCACCGGCGCCTACCGGTCCTCGTGGAGGATCGAACCGTTCGCGGTGCCCGACGGTGGTGGCGCGGAGGTCGGCACCGACAAGCCGCAGGGACGGCGCCTGGAGTACGGCTTCTACGACATGACCGACAGCATCGGCCGCCACTACTACCAGCCGCCGTTCCCGCACGTACAGCCCGCCGTGAACGACCTGTCCGACCAGTACCAGCAGGCCTTCCGGGAGGCCCTGGACCGCATCTTCGGGGGGAGCTGACCGTGATCGACCGCCTGCCCGTCACCCAAGGCCTTCAGGCGCTCCTGGCGACGCTGACCACGTTCCCTGTCGGACTGCGCACCGTGCCCCTGGACGATGCCGGGAAGCCGGTTCAGCCGCCGTACACGCTGCTGTACCCGCTGGACCGCGGCGACGACACCAACACCCTCGCCGACGACCAGAGTGCGGCCGTCCTCGACTACCAGGCCACCTTCGTGTCCGGGCCGGTCTCGGGCGATCCGAACAGCCGCGGCGGGGACGAGCAGGCGCAGTGGATGGCCGACCGCGGCTGGAAGGTCGTCGCCCGCCCTGCCAACGGCAGCGGCGGCTACCTGCACCCCCTCAACGTCGGGGACAGTGCGGCCTGCTGGCGGCGTGAGGCGCGGGAAGCGGGGGGAACGTCCGACCAGAACGATGCAATCATCACTTCAGTGATCCGTTACCGCCTCTACCTTCAGGCAACCGCCTGACCGGCAGAGGAGATTGACCGCACCGCGGCGGGACCCCACGCGGACGCCACCAGGCAGGTGGCCGACACACACACGTGCAGCAGGGGCCCCCACGCTCGGCCCCTATTCGCGAGGGGCCAACCATGAGGTTCAACCGCAAGGGCACAACGAAGATCAAGTTCGTGCCGACGATCGCATCCACGGCACTGCTTCCGACACGCGCCGAGATCAGCGCAGGCACCGACCTGACCGACGGCATCCGCTCCATCGACGGCTGGAGCCTCGAAAACCAGCCCATCGAAACCCCCGACATGGGCTCCACCTTCGTCTCGAAGATCGACGGAGACGACGCCGCCGCCGACAGCTCCCTGGGCTTCTACGAGGACAACACCCTCGACGACGTCGAGACCGACCTCGCCAAGGGAACCACCGGATACATCGTGATCTTCTCCAAGGGCGACGTGCCCGCCGGGAAGGGCATGGACGTCTTCCCCGTCAAGGTCGCCTCCAACTCGAAGGCCTACTCGACGGACAACGAAGCCGCGCAGATCAACGTCCAATTCGTCATCACCGACCGGCCCGTGTTCAACCAGACCGTGCCGGCCGCGGGCACCGACGAGGTCCAGACCGTCACCATCACCGGATCCCCGACGGGCGGCACCTACACGCTCACCTTCAGCGGGCAGACCACGTCCGGGATCGTCTACAACGCCACCTCGTCCCAGGTGCAGACCGCCCTCGAGGCGCTCTCCAACATCGCCCCGGGCGACATCACGTGCGGCGGCGGCCCCCACCCGGGCACCCCCATCACGGTCACCTTCGGCGGCGGCACCTACGACGGCACGGACGTCCCGCAGATGACCGCCTCCGCGGCCGGTCTGACGGGCGGCACCAGCCCGGCTGTCACCGTCTCCACGACCACGCCCGGCGGCTGACCCGACCGGCTTTCCCCCCTCCAAGCCCCCGGCCGGGCGTCCCAACCGCCTTGGGAAGGGCGCCTCGTGCGCCCGGCCGGGCCCCCTCTCGCCCCCGGAGACCCCGTATGACCACCAACACCTGGGACAGCCTCCAGAAGCGTCTCGACGCCAGAGGCAAGCCCACCCGCACCCTCTCCCTGTGCGACGACCCCGACATCCGCGACCGCTACCAGGCGGCCCGCCAGGCCGCCGAACGCGCCGACACCTTCCTGGCGTCCCTGCCCAAGGACGCCGACAAGGACGCCCGCGCCCAACTCGCCAAGGAAGCCGACCAGGCCCACACCGACCTCGAATCGGCGCGCGCCGAGTACGAGGCGCACACCGTCACCCTCACCTTCACCGCCCTCGAACGGGCCGCCCTGGAAGCCCTCCAAGCCGCGCACCCGGCCACCGAGGAAGACGAAGAACGCGGCACCGACTTCCACTTCGACACCTTCGCCCCCGCCCTCATCGCTGCCGCCTCCGTGGACGGCATGCCCGTGGAGTACGCGGCCAACGCGATGCGCACCTGGTCGCTGGCCGACTCCGACGACCTGTGGGCAGCCGCCTGGTCCGTGCAGCGCAGCAGGCGGACCGACCTGGGAAAAGGCTGATCAACGATGCGGACTTTCGTGCCGAGATGGAGCTGTGCCACCAGTGGGGCATCCCCCACTCCAAGTTCCGCGGGCACGGCGACGGCACATGGTCCGACCTCGACCGGCGCAAAGCCCGCGCCTACGCCGACTACCTCAAGCAGGTGTGCCCCCACTGCGGCACCCGCGAGCAGGAGTGGGACGAGAACGCGGGCGGCGACGAAGACGCCTACCGGGCCATCACCCACCGCTGCATCGGCTGCCAGCTCCTCGCCGACAAGCAAAAGGGCGTCCCCCAGGGCGATGAGGGCCACGGCGTGAAAGTCCTCCTCATCCCCACCAGCGTGCACGCCGCCCTGCAACTCCAGAAAACCGCCCGCGCCTAGCCAGGAAGGAGCCCGCCAGTGTCCGAATGGAACTTGAGTGTCCGCCTCACCGGGCAGGGCTCCGACCTGACGCGCACCCTGCGCACCGTCTCCCGCGACGCACGCTCCGCCTCCCGCGACGTCAACGCGCTGCGCCGCGACATCGACCTGCTGCGCCAGCAGACCCGCAACGACATGCGGCTGCGCCTGCGCGTCGACGCCGGCCAGCTGCGCACGGATGTGCGGGCCGCCCTGGCCGACGCCGGCACCGGGCAGGGCCTGAACGTCAACCTGCGCCTGGGCAACGCCCGCCAGCTACGCCAGAACGTGTCCGACGCCATCCGGCGGGCGACGCGCGGCCAGCGCGTCCAGATCCCCATCGTGCTGCGCGACCCGGCCCATCTGCGCCGCGACGTCGACACCGCGATCCGCCGCGCCCAGAACCAGACCGTGCGCGTGCGCGTGGTGGCCGACACGTCAGATCTCACCCAGATCCGCCGCACTTTGGGCGGCGGATCTGGGTGAGATCTGACGTGT